TTCAGATATCATAACTCAAAATGGCTTCAAGTAGGATCTACTTTAGCCTTAACGGTGGCATAATATGTTTGTATTAGTAGAAAACAATTCAATAACAAAAACGGTACCGAGTAATCGAGGCATTACTATTGGTGAAAATCAATATCCTAGAGCTATATTTAGTTTATGGTCAGCTGCTGAAAGAGAAGCGATTGGCATTTATGAAGTGGTTTTGGATAATACTAATTTTAAAGACACACAATATTATAATAACACTAATGCATCTCTTACTTTTGCGGATGGAACAGTTACTTCTTCTTATGGACCTGCAGTAGCTAAATTATTAGCAGATGTAACTGAAAATGGAGTTACTATTCCAGGTTTAAAAACAAGATATAAAGAAAGTATAAAACAACAAGCAAGTGGATTATTAACTCCGACAGATTGGTATGTATTAAAAGCAACCGATGTTGAAAGTTATTCAGTACCAGATTCAATCACAACTTTTAGAGCAAACGTAAGAACAAAATCAAATGATATGGAAGCTCTTATAGATGCTTGCACAAGCGTTGATGAACTTGCGACTTTATACGCATATACAGAACAAGAAGATGGAACACATACAAGACCATTAGGTGAATTTCCAGAGGCGGTTTAATGCCTATCATTCTAGGAGCAAATTCAGCATCTACAGGCGCATTTACAGTAGACAACTCTTGTTGTTTTAATAAAGCCGATAGTCCCTATTTAGAAAAAACCCAAAGTGCGGGAAATAGAAAAAAATGGAGTTTTTCTGTCTGGTTTAAAATAGGACAACAGGATGGTATCATACATTATTTATTAGGTGCTAAATCAGATGCTTCAAACTACACCAATATAGAAGGGGGAGATGGAGCCAGCCGTATTAGATTTGGTAATTTAGTAAGTAGTGCTTATGATTCTTTTAAAGTAAGTAATCAATATCTCAGGGACCCTACCGCCTGGTTTCATATGCTTTGTGTCTATGACTCGGCAAACGTTGATAGTTCTTTAAGACAACTCCTCTATCTCAATGGAACACAAGTCACTTCTTGGTCTTCAGATAATACAACTACACTAAATCAGGATAGTTTCGTGAATGATAGTGCTTCCTCACTAATTATTGGAAATCTCAGTGGTGAGTCATCTTGGTTTGACGGGCTCATGGCTGAAGTAGTACTACTGGATGGAACTGCGGCATCCCCTACGGATTTTGGTGAGTTTGATGAAGATTCTCCAACAATATGGAAGCCCAAAGATCCCAGTGGTCTGGCATTTGGTACGAATGGTTTCTATTTAGATTTTAAAGATTCAGCAAACCTGGGTAATGACGCCAATGGCGGAACAGATTTCACGGAAAACGGTATAATTGCAGCAGACCAATGCCAAGATTCACCAACGAACAGTTTTTGTACTCTCAATCCTTTAGACAACGCAACTTCAAGTGCATTCACTTTTGCTAACGGAAATAGTCAGGCATTTCAGGCTGCCGCTTCTTGGAGATCTACATTTGGTACTATGGCACCCTCAAGTGGGAAATGGTATTATGAGTGCATTGGTGGAAATGCATCAGGACATCTTTATCCCTCTATTGCTTCACCACAGTACGCTGCTCAACTAGGAGTAAATCAACAAATGGGTACTACAATTACGCAACCCGCTTATGGTTTGTATGGAGCAAATGGTTCTATAATGTATGCCACTACAAGTGCCGCTGGGCAAAATAGTGCGGGTTATGGAGGTACTTTTACTGCAGGCGAATACATAGGTGTCTATTTTGATTTAGATAATAATAAAATTTATTGGGCCATCGACGGCACCATACAAAACTCAGGAACAGGATTTGGTATTCAAGCTGATTTTGCTTATCTGCCAGCAGGTTCATTATATAGTAATACTGCTGCGGGTACTGGTTTTAACTTTGGTAATGGTTCTTTTAATGGTACTGCTATAACTGGAACAACTTATGCTGATGCCAATGGATATGGTATTTTTAAACATTCGCCAAATGATGGTGGAGCATCATCTTTTGATGGTTCGGCTAAAGATTTTTTAGCGCTCTGTTCCGCAAATTTAGGGGGGAATGGCTAATGGCTTATACAACAATAAACGATTCTAAATTATTTTTTAATACTGTTAATTACACAGGAACAGGTGGAGCAACTCAAGCTCAAACAGGAGTAGGTTTTCAACCTGACCTTACTTGGATTAAATCAAAGTCAAATGCAGAAGCACATAATATACAAGATGCTGTAAGAGGAGCAACAAACTGGATAGAATCTGACTCTCAAGCGGCTGAACAAACTAATGTAAATACTTTGAAAAGTTTTGACGCTGATGGTTTCACCGTAGGATTAGCAGGTTCGGTTGGAGCAAGTCAAAATTATGTAGCTTGGAATTGGAAAGCAGGAACATCAACTGGTCTTGATTTTTCAGCAGGAGATATAACACCTTCTGCTTACTCTATTAATACGACATCAGGATTTGGAATTTATAAATATACAGGGCTTGGAACAGTGGGTGGAGATACAATAGCCCATAATTTAGGAGCTACCCCAAAGCTTTTAATAGTTAAAAGACTTAGTGCAACTTATAGTTGGGCAGTTCAACATGAAGGTGTAGCTGTTACTAAAATACTAAATTTAGATACTTCTAGTGCAGGAACTACTAATGATGCTTTTCATAATACGTTTCCTACTTCTACTCTTATTACTTTGGGTTCTAGCACTTATACCAATGCGGCTGCAGGAACAAGTATTTATGTATGTTACGCGTTTGCTCCAGTCAAGGGGTACTCAGCTTTCGGAGTCTACACTGGGAATGGAAATGCAAATGGATCCTTTGTTCACACAGGTTTTGAACCTGCATTTATTATAGCAAAAAATAGAGATAGTGGTGGACCAGCCGCTTATGGTTGGACAATGATAGTTAATACTTTTGGTATGGCTGGAGATACATCAGCTAATCCTTCATTTAATGAACTTACAGAAAGTTTATTTGCTGACCAAACTACAGTAGCGGCTACTGGAAATGCAGTAGATTTTTTAAGTAATGGTTTTAAATGGAGAGGTACAGGAACAGGCAGTAATCAATCATCCTCACCATTTATATATATGGCTTTTGCGCGAAACCCCTTCGTTAATTCAGAGGGTATTCCCGGCAATTCTCGTTAAAAATTTCCGGCCCTTTTTTACTACACTCCCATACAATATAGGATCAATATACTTAGATGTAAGGAGTTGCTTCCCCTTAAAATCTAGTATATTTGTATCTTAAACGGATTTTTCTATGCTACAAAAAGTAAACTTTTTACCAGGATTCAATAAGCAAGTAACCCCTACCGGTGCTGAAGGTCAGTGGACAGGAGGGGACAATGTACGTTTTAGATATGGTACTCCTGAAAAAATAGGAGGCTGGGATCAGTTAGGTGGGGACAAACTGACTGGAGCCGGTCGAGCCCTTCACCATTTCGATGACAATGCAGGAATTAAATATGCTGCGATTGGTACCAACCGAATGTTATACGTCTACTCAGGCGGACAATACTATGACATTACCCCTATCCGAGCTACCATAACTGGATGTGATTTCACGAGTACCTCTTCTTCAACAACCGTAACCATAACTTTCCCGAGTCCTCATGGCCTAGCCGATGATGATATTATTTTAATGGAAAGTGTCAGTGGAGTGACGGCTGTCGGATCCACTTATAATGATGCTTCGTTTGAAGGTATTAAATTTATGGTAACGTCAGCGCCTACTGCATTGACGATTACTGTCACGATGGCAACGGCTGAAGTAGGAACCCCTTTAAGTAATTCAGGATCTGCTTCAGGATTATGTTACTATAGTGTAGGACCCGCTCAACAATTGGGAGGTTATGGTTTTGGAACAGGAAATTGGTCAGGAGCAGCTTCAGGACCAGCGACGACAACTCTGGTAACAACGATTGCAGCCGATGCTGGTGTGACCAGTGTTACATTAACTAGTTCCGCAGCCTTTCCAACTTCAGGTGAAATTAGAATAGGCACAGAGGATATTTCTTTTACCGCTAATGATACTTCCACAGGAGTTTTAAGTGGAGGATCAAGAGCCGTTAATGGAACAACCCTGGCTCTACATACGGCCGGAGCAACCATTACTAATATTTCAGATTATGTTGCCTGGGGTGAAGCGTCTTCAGCTGACTTTACTATTGATCCAGGTTTATGGATTTTAGATAACTATGGAACTAAACTTATTGCTCTTATTTATAATGGTCAATGTTTTGAATGGGATTCATCCATTGCTAATCCTACAGGAACCCGAGCTACTCTTATTGCTGGAGCGCCAACCGCTTCCAGACATATGTTAGTGTCTCCGGTTGATCGTCACTTAATTTTCTTTGGAACTGAAACCACGATTGGTGATTCTGCAACTCAAGATGATATGTTTATACGGTTCTCGGACCAGGAATCCTTAAGTGATTATACTCCAACGGCAACGAACACCGCGGGTACACAAAGACTGGCCCAGGGATCAAGAATTATCGGAGCGATCCGAGGTCGGGATACCATGTATATCTGGACTGATGCCGCCCTTTTCTTGATGCGTTTTGTAGGTCAACCCTTTACCTTTTCTTTTGAACACGTAGGAACAAACTGCGGACTCATTGGTAAGAACGCCTGCATGGAAGTGGATGGTACTGCTTTCTGGATGTCAGAAAATGGTTTCTTTCAATACTCAGGTCAACTTCAATCGATGCCGTGCTTAGTAGAAGATTTTGTCTTTGATGATCTCAACTCGACACCGAGAGATCTTATTAATGCCGGACTCAATAATCTCTTCGGAGAAGTAAGTTGGT